ACACAAGTTTCCAAGGCGACAACAACTTCACAAATTTCTCACCCATAATACGATTGATACGATTATGGATGTATGGCATATCGAACAGTTGACAGTTCCACCCTGTAACCACGTCAGGATAATTCTCCTGCCAGTACTGGAGAAATGCACCCATCATGGTCTCTTCAGACCTGAAGTGCATGTAGTCAACCATAGCGTCCTGGTTGTTGAAAGGACGGGCACCAAAGACCGTTATACGCCCCGTAAAGGAGTCCTTGATACTGATAGCAAGAATCTCTTGGTCTGCCGTCTCGATGTCAGGGAAACCATTCTCAGCAGCAGTCTCGATGTCAATAGTAAAGACACGGATCTTACTGGTATCAAACTTCAGTTCTTCCTCAGGATGCTGCTCTGCAATATACTGATACAGGAAACGTGAGTTACCATAGATCTCAAAGTCATCAACTTCCTTATATTGTTTCACGAAGTCTCGTGCTTCTGTGATAGAACCAAACTTATGTGGTTCTACACAATCACCTTCTAGTGTTCTCCACTCAGAATAATTCTTCGTAGGCAAATATAACGTGGGGTTGAAAGGGACCCTCACGCTATAGCGATTGCCATTTTCATAACCACGTACAAGCAGACGATTGCCTGCTTGCTCAACACTAGTGTAAAACTTCATTCAAGAGATTCGATATAACGAGCAAGGAGTGCCTTGCTTGGATTGGTCACAACAGTCAAGTCAGAAGACCTGATGTTGAATTCACGCTCATCTGCATGTGGTGCCCATGGAGTGATCTGACCTTCATAGTCTACCACGTATGGTTCAACCATCCACACATCAGGGTCACCTGGTATAGTGTCCCCTTCAGCTGGTTCTACCTGAGCGATGATCCACTCATTCTGCAGCTTGATCAGGTTCGCTGTTATCTCCATTATCTACCTCATAGAAAAGTTGATCTTTTGGAATACCAAAAGATTCAAGTTCGGTTACATAGTTGTCAAGAATTTTATTGTCGGGAAAAGTCACACTTACGATATGTTCTCCATTAACCCTGTATTCTTGAACAGGAGAATATGGACACCATCGTGCATAGTTAATGGGAATGTTACCATCATCTTGAGGAGTTCCTAAAGTAAGAGCATATGGGTACAGCAGTTTGTATCCAATTACTTTATCATCATCCGCACGAACTTCACCAAACAAACACAAGATTCTTTCTCCAGTAGAAAGAATTGCAACTCGTGCATTATGATTCGTCTTCAGTTCCTTCGTCTCTTCCATATTTTTCAACCTTTTCAGTAATTTTTTGTTCGTATGCTTTTTGTAGTCCTGGTTCTGGATGACTGATTGTCATCACACTATCATAGGGGATCTTGTATTGCCAGTCAGAAGAATATGGATTCCACTTACTAAACTTAATCTGATATTCCATACCATACTCTTCAGTAAGGTATTGGGGATTTCCACCCTCAAGATTAAGAATGTAAGGTTCTTCCATAAGAAGGCAGACACCTTTTTTGTCTTCGCCTTCTCCATCATAGATTTCCTTCAGCTCAGCAATAACACGATCGCCAGTTTTCAAAGTTAGGATTGATACTGCCATAGTTATTATGAGTTCGAGTTTAGTTTAACACCAAAAAAGAGGACCGTCAAGTCCCCTTTACTTTTTTATTTAGAACCAAGTTTTTCGCCTTTGTTTTTCGGGCAGGTTCTTCATAAGTGTAACTGTAAGAAGTCCATCTTCAAATTTTACTTCTTCCACTTCTACATCATCTGCCATTTGCCAGTTGCGAGCAAAAGTTCTATATGAGATTCCCTTGTGTGAATATGTTCTCTCTTTATCTAGTGGTGCTTTTTTAGCAGATACTGTTAGAACATTTCGTTCTGTTGTGACTTCAATATCTCCTCCTGAAAATCCTGCAAGAGCGACTTCCAGCAGGGTTCTGCCATCATGTCCGTCCACCACATTGTAAGGTGGGTAATTTGATCCACCTCCTGCAATAGCCTCAAGTCTACTGAATGTTTCATCGAATCCAATTGAATACGGGTTATATGTTTCCCAGTTAATGTTTACCATTGTCCTTTAAAAGCGACGTGTACGTTAGGACCCCGAAGGCATCCAACACTATTTAATCAAGACACAAAAAAAGTGATGTAGTGTTGACCGCATCACTTTATAAGGGTTTCCGACTTTTGTAGAGACCGCACGAAAGGTCTCAAGTTTATTTATGCCTCAGTTTTCTTACGACCGATATTGTATTTGCTCTCAAGCGTCCAGTCATTCTTCTCTTTGAATGAAAGAACTTTGATTTGATTGAGAGGAGCAAGGTCTGCAATCTTTTCCATATCAACAACTGAAATTAATCCCCAGTCGCTAAGGAGTTGTACGATACGATTGCGACGTTGTACGTCATTCAAAGATAGGTTAGTGTTCTTGCCATCAAGAGCAAACAACTCTTTGAAGTGAACGATATAATACTTACCTTGCTTATGTAAAATATGACAAGACTGATAAATCTTTTTTTCTTTACGAGATGCTACACCAATACGTGTTAGAGTTTCTCTTACTTTAAGAAAGTCATCTGGTTCACCGAGAACCACCTCAACCATATCAGTTTGCTTCCACTGGATCTCAGTTTCAACACTCATGTTCTTCCACCTTTATTCAATACTTTTGTAATATGATCTAGTTGATCCTTGGTGAGAATCCTGAGTGCTTGGAGTGCCTTATCGTCATTATAACCATAATACTCTTTTACTATCTCAAGGTAATCAATAGAATCTTTGCGAGCCCAAGGAGAAAAACGTTTCCTCGGTTTGACACTATTTAGCAAAAAGTCATATTGCATCTTCTTGTCGAGATGAGGATTCTTATTCATCTCGTTTACGTATAAGACAGTATCCGTGAAAGAACTAAGACACCTATTAACGATATAAGGAGGATACCCTCGCTCAGCATCAATATCATCATCGAGAATATTCTTTTTGGATTGATTAATTGAGTAAAGATAGTCCTTCAGTTGGTACATTATTTAAATACAGCAGTAACGGAAACAATTTTAGCAGTAGGATTTCGAGCAATAGCAGTTTGCTTTGCTTCTTCATAATTACGAGCAATGACCTGCTCCTTGAACACGGTGCCTGCTACGTAGAGAGTGACTTCACATTTCATAATTAAAAAGGACGAGTTCCTTGCGAGACGCTTGGTCTGTATTATAACTCCCTACGCTCCTCATGGTGTAAGTGTGTGCAAATTCAGCAGCCGTCCACTCCTTAAAACGGTCACGGATTAGTTGGGACGAATTGTAAGATACAAGTTGAGAACCAATAAAACGATCACACTTAATAGCAAAGTGATCGTGGTTGAATCCTTTATGCATGTTTCCACGCTTTCCATATAGATTGGATCCGATTTCGTAGGGAGGATCGAGGTACGTAAAGGACTGCTTGTCATCAGTAAGGAGTTGTTCATAAGACTTATTAGTAATCTTCCAATTAACAATCAACTTCTGATACTCACTCAGTTTTTCAATACCCGCGAGGGAGAAGTTGGAATCGCTTGCTTGTTTTGAGAAGGAACTTGACTCAGTAAGACCAGAAAAAGAGCACTTGTTAACAACGTAGAAAGAAACAGCGCGATGAATATTTTCTGTGTCTCCAATATCTTTAGCAAGATAATCTTTGGCATCCAGAAAAAGGTTCTTGGCCGAGATATGATCAGGGTGCCTTTGTTTAAGTTGGAGGAGGGTGTTCTTAATTTCATTACCGTTTTCCTGTAGTTCTCTCCAGAAATTATAAAGTGGTTCGTAAAGATCGTTAACCCAGATGTTAATCTTAGGATAACGTTTGGTTACTTCAAGTGCCACAGAACCACCACCTACGAATGGTTCACGATACTCAGTATAACCTTTGAGATCTGGCATATATTGAAAGAGTTTACTCAAGGCACGACTCTTACCACCAGGATAACGAAGTGGTGTCTTTAGTGATTTAAGAGTTGCTGGCATTATTAAAAGTAAGGTTTCTGAAAACTAACATTAAATGATAGGGAAATTCTAGCATCATCTGTGTTATTTGCATAGACACCATGATACAAATATCCAGGAAAAAGAATAAGTAATCCAGGTCTAGGATTGATTCGTGTACTAAAACTCAGATGATTGAAAACAAATGAACTTGTTAGTTGTGGAGTAGGACACTCCATATAAAATTCACCCTGAGTATCATTTACTTCATGGTAGTATACTCCAGCAATTTCATGGTGGGCGTGACTATGCAGAGGTGCATACTCTCCCCTATCATACTTAGAAAACCACGATGAAGTGATAGCAAACTCAGCAGCATCTCCATAGTTTGGAGATCTATGGAACTGAACTTCATTTAGATAGTTTCCAATACTAGTTTTAATTTGTCCCATGAGATTAGTCATGCTCCTATCAACCAAAAGGTTTTCCTCAAACGAAGGATCAGATAGTTTATGCGGACTATGCCAGTCAGGGTTTGAATCAAAATCAATTTCTCGAATAGCAGAAGTCACTTCTCCATTAATTAATTCTTCATTTTCCAGTTGGGAATAATAGATAGGAGTTGGATATAGAAAATCAATTGGCATCGTAAGTTGGTTCGTTGTACTTAAGGTATTCTCGAAAGATATGTTTCATCTCTCGTTCTGTCATACCGCAGTGTTTTGCAGCATTAGGTAAGTTCATTGTAGCATGAAACAAAGAGTCATTTGCTTCTGCTACATTCTCTGGCGTAGTTTTTACTTTTGATGTATTCCCACTGTCTCTCTGGTTCTTTTTCGAGTCTCTCATACATTTCCTCCATCATAATAATTTTAGGTTCCTTCTCGATGAATTTAAGCAAACTCATTTGAATTCACAACTCATCATAACCTCAGTCAAACATGCAAGCATGTTGATTTCTTGATCAGGAACAGTAGTAATATCTCTCATATACTTAGCGATGATAAGAACTGCTTCAGGAATAGAAGCAGGTTTTAACACACCATATAGACTGTCATAAACTTTACGCATGACCATACTAGGATCGTTATCCAGATGCTGAACTACCCAGTTCTTGACTGTAGTAAAGTCTTTCTTCTTTAGGGATCCAAGAAGAGCATCAAGATTAACGTCAGCAACATCAACCAATATAGCAGAGTTGATACTACCTGTAGCAGCATAACGCTGGCACTCGTTAATAAGACGACGCCAATCAGGGTAATAACGCTTGACCAACTTAGCGAGAACTTTATCTTCATACTCCACATTTTCATGAGTGAGGATAGACTTCAGTCTCGTAAAAAATTCACCTTGAAGCTTAACCGCTTGCTCGGGTTTAATTCTAAAATCAACAACCGTACAACGCGAATGCAACGGTTCAATAATTTTATTGATGAAGTTACATGTGAAGATGAAACGACAGTTTCCATGAAACTCCTCTACAGCAGTCCTCAGAGACAGTTGAACATCGTTGGTGGTGTTGTCTGCCTCATCGATGATGACCACCTTGTGGGATGCTCCAGACGTGAGAGAGACAGTTGTGGCGAACTGCCTCACACGGTTCCTCACGGTGTCTAGGAAGCGTCCTTCATCCGATCCGTTGATGACGATGTAAGAGGCACCAATCTCCTCACACAGCGCCTTAGCGATGGTAGTCTTGCCAACACCAGCGGTGCCACTCAGCAGCAGGTTAGGAAGTTCTCCCTGGTTGACAAAACCCCGAAACACTTCTTTAGTGCTTTCAGGGAGAATACAATCTTCAACAATATTTGGGCGGTATTTTTCCACCCACAGAAACTCTTTACTCATTCTAATGGTCGTGTAAATGATTTAAATGTGATGTCGTTGGCAGTAAACATCATTTGCATATACTCCATACCCCTCTTGGGTTTGGTATGCTCACCACAGGTAAAGATATCGCAGACTGCCATACCTTTCTCTGGCCAAGTGTGAATACTAATGTGACTCTCTGCTAGCATAGCAACACAAGTTACACCTTGTGGTTCAAACCTATGTGAATTGATTGCTAGCAGAGTTGACTTGCACTTCTTAGCAGCAGTATAAACAACATCCCTGATGAACTCTTCGTCATCAAGAAAGTTTGTATTACATTCTTTTAACGTGAAAAGAATATGCTTCAAGGTTCTAGGGCGATGTAGTAAGTGAGATCTACGTTAGTATTAGTCCATTCAGAAATAAGGTGCTTAGAAACTTTGACAGTATAGTCACCAGGAAGAAGGCGAATGTTCTCAATCTTAAGATCGAGTGAATAAGTACCAGTAGCACAACCAGAAATGGATTGATCGTAAGTATTACTGGTATCATTCTCTTTGTCCCTAAGGATAAGTTTGATAGTATCAGATTCTTCCTCAGATTGGAAAGTGAGATCTGGAAGACTGTATACTGCAGATGCTTTCTGTAGAGCAATCAAATCATCGCTAGAAAGATTGAACTGAAGATCAGCACCAGGAAACTTTACATTTTTTTCTGGAGCAGACTTGAGCGTAATCTCTGGATCAGAAAAGAAATACTTAGCAGACTGACGACCGCCACGGATGCTGACAAAATTTTCGTTGTCAAACTCAAGCTGAGGGTCGCTAAACAAACTGATACCACTAAGGAACTGACTAAGATCATAGATAGCGAAGTCAACTGGAAACACTTCTTCACCAGTAAATTTTGCGAGAATGTTTTCTGCATTGCTAATAGTTCGTACTGTGCTTCCTGATCGGAATACGATTGAGGAATTGATTGTCGAAAAATTCTTGAGGACATCTAGTGTATTTTTTGAAAGGGTAACTTTACTCATTGGTTGTAGGATTCAGTAGTGTTTGATTTGTCAGAGAAGTGAAGAAGGAGTAAACCGTAATGAAGGATCTTAATGATATCACGACGGGCAGTACCCTTACGATCGTAGCGTGAAGCATACTTAAGGATGTTGCTGCGGCAGAATGCCTCAGCGTCTCCACATGCTTCAATTAAATCTAACGTTTGAATGCTGTCGTTACCAGCAGAGTAGTGTTGTCCATAGGTTCCAGAAATGTAATCACGTAACTCTTTTAAAAGAGTTTCTTCATCATATTTAAATGCCATTCACTTATTCCAAATTAGGCGTAGGTTATCATGGTAGCATTCTTCGACGTTGCCGTCAAGGTCTTTGACAAACAACTTAAGACCTTCTCCACCCAAAATTCTAACAGTCTTATGGTCTTTACCAGTATCGATAATGGCAAGATGATTTACATAACCATGAAGTTTGTCTGTATGGATATCAGGCATCTGTTTCCTCCGTGTTTACGTCAGCATCAATTTTATCATACAATTCGACAAAAGACTGCTTGGTCTCATCATCGAAACGATTCACACAAACCTTGATCGCCTTCATACGATCACCCCAGATAGCATATGCTCGCATGATGTGAACCAGACGACGGGTAGAAATAACCTCATCGATACCACCGTCCTTGAAAGTGCGACGGATAATGTCAGACCAGTTTGCAAGGTTAGCACAGAACTCTTCATCATGCTTACCAACAGAAGCAGCAACACGCAACAGGATCTTAGTTTCAACAGCAGGAGTAGGATACTCTTGCTCAAAGGTCAAGGCAAAACGCTCAAGGAATGCTTCGTTAAGAACATTAGTACCGATAAAACGACCATCATCAGAACCCTTACCCTTGGTGTTGGCAGTAGCGATGATGTTGAAACCAGGAGCAGGGTTAATGTAGCGACCAGTCTTCTTCAAGAAGACACCCTTTCCTTCTAGTACAGATTGCAAACACAGGATCTTGTTAGATGCCAAGTCAACCTCATCTAAAAGAAGTACAGCTCCACGTTCAAGAGCTTCGATGACTGGACCATTATGCCAAACAGTTTCGCCATTAACAAGACGGAACCCACCAATAAGATCATCCTCGTCGGTTTCAATTGTAATGTTGACCCGAATCATTTCCCTATTTAGAGCAGCACATGCTTGCTCAACAGAGAAAGTCTTGCCGTTTCCTGACAGACCAGTAATGAATGTAGGATAGAAAATGCCAGACTGAATGATCTTCTTTACATCAGAGAAATTTCCGAAAGGGACATAGTTCTCGTCTTTGTTAGGAACAAGGTTCTCTTCCTGGTTTTCAGAAACAGGAATACCAGCAGGTGCTTCGTAGGTTTGCTCTAGACGCTCTTGTACTGTCAAGTTCCAAGTGCCACGCTTGACATAGAAATCACGCAAACGCTTGACAGCAGTAGGATAGGTTACACCAAAGTTATCACAGGCAGCACGAACATGCTCGGCATTAATGTCGTTGCCGTAGGTATCAGACAGATAAGAAGTAAGTTGTGTGGTGGTAAGGTCGGACTTAGCAGGCATCGGTTTGTTTCGTATGAAGTAAGTATAGGGCAGAGTGGAGCAGAGTCAGGGGCAGAGTGGACAGTTCATCAAGCGACATACTCGATGAAAGAACTAAGAAGTTTCTTGTTCGTAGATTTGCTACCAAGCATCTTTTTGAATGCTTTGGTAATCTCTCCTTTCTTAGCACCAGATTCAACGTCAAACTCTATATCATCACCAAGAGAATTGCTGTTGAGAGCATAAAGAGCAGTATAACCTTTAGGCATGGGAATAATAGCAGACTTGCTTTTCTTCCATTGTTTCTGTACTTCAGCATAGTAAGCAAGGTTTCCATAAGAAGAAACAAAACCACTAAGTTGACTACCAGGCATAATACGGAAACCTATAATGTTTACTCCAGCATTACGATCACGAACTTGTTTGATAAAAGTATTGGTGGTCTCTTCCCATCCATTCATAGAGGAATAAACACGACCAGTCTGACGATCACGGAGAACAGTATTGTACTCAAGACGACGGGGACGAACATAATGCTCATCTTTATGTTCGTTATAATACTTACGACCATAAGATGCTTGGCATGATTCACCGTCAGTCAAGATGCATACGTTTACCTTCTGAAGATCGTTTTGTTTTTTGAACTCGGGAATGAGGTAATTAAGAAGAATAATTGCTTCATTTAATGGAGTTCCAGACAGACCAACTCCAGCGGTAGTGTGGTAAGGAACATAATACTTATAAGCATATGCCTCGCGGAAAAGATTGAGACACATACGTTCGTAATCCTTAGAGTTAGAACGAGATGAAACAAAGTTCATCAGGTGGAACATGTCTTTATGGAGAAAAATTTCATTCTCTCTACAGTCTTTCATAGCGAAATACTCTTCGTTAGAAATACAATCTTCTCTGCTATCTCTTGCACGACGGACAACATAAAACTCATTAGTGAAAGCATAGACCTCAAATGGGATCTGAACTTTCTTACAAAAGGCAGTCAAGTTAAGTAGTTGCTTTACCGTGGCTAACAACTCATTCTGCATAGAACCAGACCAATCAAGAATAAAAATCAAACCATGGTTTTTACCATCAGGTACAACTGTTACTTTCTTAAAGAGGTCTTCATTATACTTATAAGTATGAAGCTTTGAAGTATCAAGAACACCAGTTTTAGATTGGCTAGCACGAGCATAGGC